AAATGGAGTCATCTCCTCGATAATACGTGCTTCTGCTTCTGTAAAGCTGAGTGCATCTACCAGATAAGGTTCCGTCACTTTCTTCTGCATTCCGTTTTCCATTACTTTCTCGTAACGGATTTTACATTCAAACCATGTGTGCATTCCCATAATTATTTGTCTTTTTCAGGTTCGTCAATATATTTATCTGCAAAACGGTCAAGCGCTTTGATACACTTGTCCGGAAGCTGCTTTGCCGTATCATTCGTCTTGATATAGTCAATCGTGCCACCGACACCATAGATAAGAAGCATTTCTTTAGTCGATGGAATGAAAATACTCGCCATCGCTGCTATTACACCACAGACAACAAAGCGTTTCAACCATTTAAAAAAATTGTGTTTTCCACCCTCATCTTCTATCATATCACCTTCCGTTACCAGCAGAGCAAACAGCATGGTAACGATAACTATCAAAGCTACAATCCATACGACCATAAACGCAGTGGACAGGTTACCAACTACGGTCATCCAATAAATTTCATTCATAATGTAAAAAAATTAAATTATTAATATTTGAGGTTATTTTTTCTCTTCCCAGGTTCTTCATATTTCCAGCCGTTAAGCCGGTAGCATTCTTTGAGAGAAAAAGACTTATCAGAGGGCTTTTGTCTACGACATATAAACTCTCCTTTTTTTGTATTTCTTTTCTTCATCACTTTGTTTTGATTATTTATTCGTTGACAACTCATTCAGAAGTGCGTCAGACCGTTTTACCGCTTGTTCTGCAAGATTTGAAAAGGGACCAAAGTTATAATATTCCGTTTCTGACTGTTACTAATCATTGTAATATTGTGGATAACACCCTTTTATAATCTCTTCTGCATCCTTTTGATGTTGAGTACCTTTTGCTAAAAGTTCAACAGTTGCAGCCAAAATGGAGATTTTGTTAGAATTGAGCCGATAAGCATCGGCAACCAATTCAGACATTGCATACCGTTTATCGGATAATCCTTTTATCTTAATCTTATTCATTTCTTGATTTTGTTTTGAATTTGTTCAAAATAGCCCCTTTATTAAATAGCACCATGATAATTAATGCTAAAGCGACTTTCAATAATTGCTTTTTGCCAACAACTATGATATTACTACGATTTAACCCATCATCAGTCATGATGCTATACCAATTCTTATAAGGTGGTAATACCTTATAAATATGTATTTTTCCAACTATCTTTTTCATATCTATTTTGTTTTACGTTAATCCCTGTTTTTCAAGGATTAACAAGAGCTCTGTTAGCAATAAATCATCTTCCGAATATTTCTTCAAATTTACGGTCTAAAACGTTCAAAATCCTCATTCTTACAGCAGGATCGATGGAAAGATTATCAATTGAGTAAATTCTTGAAATCAGTTGCTCACGAGAACCGCAGAAACAACCGCATGTATAAAACGGAGCAACGTTTGGGTAATTATGCTTGTACCATAAATGATTTGTACCCTTGATGACTACATAGGTCTCTGTGATTATGAACTCTTCATCGGATGGCGTATACCCCGGGGTGTTGGGATTGCCAGCGGCACTGCGGCGGACATCACATTCGCTATCTTTCGACAGTTCGACAAGGGTATCGACCGGAGTGTTGGGATTACCGGCGGCACTGCGACGGACAGCACAGTCGCTATCTTTCGACAGTTCGACAAGGGTATCGACCGGAGTGTTGGGATTACCGGCGGCACTGCGACGGACAGCCCAGTCGCTATCTTTCGACAGTTCGACAAGGGTATCGACCGGAGTGTT